CTTCTGATAAGTAAGAAAAAGAAATGCTAAACGGACCAGCAGTACCATTGCCTGTGTGGTTTGTAAAAGATGCAGTAGTGTTAGTAGCCATGATTAATTAAAATGTAGAATCAGACTCGGATAAAGTCTGGTCATACTGTTTTCTATAATTATCCTTTGTTTCATTTAATATTTCAACTCGTTTGTCTAAAAATTCATCGCCTTGTTCTTTTAACCAAAGATCCTGACCTTTTTCTATATAAAAACTATTTATACCTCTAAGCCCTAATCCTAAAACACCTCTATCTCCTGGTTTGCCATTCATAATTCTGCTAATAGCTATTTCTGCATTATCACGACCAACTCTTTTTACTATGTCATAATTGTTTTTAAAATAATCTGTTTCCATATATTTATTTAAAGCTTGTTTTAATGTTAACCCATCAATTAATTTTTGATTGTTTATTATTTTTTGAACTTCTTCATATTGATTTGTATTTAATGGTACTGGTTCAATTTTTGAACCTTTTGAACTACCAACAATAACGTCAGAAGGTTCTGGTAATGTTTTTCCTAAATCTCCTAAAACTGTTAATATTTTATAATTTTTAGTTTCACTTTTACCAATCCAACTTACCAAATCTGGACCAACCTTTTCTGGAAATGTTTTAAAATCATCAGTTATATGCTGTCGTGAAGGAGGTAAATTCATGCTATAGCCTGGCACTCTTTCAGAAAACTTATTTAACATTTCTCTCAGTTCTTTTATTAATTGATTATCTTTGGCTTTTATTTTAAACAATTTATCCCCTGCTCTAACTTCAGTATCTCGTCTTACATCAAGTATTTCTGATTCTTTTTTGGGTACACCCATCATGTCAGCAATATCTCCTGGTAATCTATTTCCTTGAACCACTAAATTAGGAACAACACCAGTTAATATGTCAGCAAAGTGACTACGACCTCTTGCTGGATCACTTGAAAATATTGCAAAATCTCTTAAGTCTGATAAGTAAGAACGGTCAAAGATATTACGACTAAAAGCATATAAATATTTTGTAATAAATTCGTCTGTTTCTCCTTGAGTTAAATAACCTGTAATTCTTGAGAAATCAGTCATCAAACCAATCCAACCTGATAATGGATCTAATCTTTGATAAGAATAATAATCAAACATTTTTTTACCATCTTCACCATATATGTAATTACCATCTGCATCTTTCTTTGCATATCCAATGCTATATGGCCTCCACTTGTTATCCCATTTCTTTTTAAATTCAACTCTGCCATCTGGTGTAAATAAATTAGGACCACCACCTGTTAAATGAACATCTGCATCTTCATTTAGTTTGTTATATGCCAATCCTAAAAATATAAGACCTGCTCCTTTACTAAATCGTAATTGACCTCTAGCTTGTTGCCTAACTATTGGGTCAAGACTATTTAAATCATTAGCAAGTTCTCCCATAAGATTATTTAACAGTGGAGTTCTTCTTGCTTGCCTTTTAAAAATATTATTTGGTGTTCTAACAAAAGACATATATGTTCTTGCTATAGGTACTTGATTTGCAAAACTATTTAAAACTTTTGCAGTCTTACCAATCATTAAACCATCAGTTCTAATATCTTCTGTATAAGTTGATCTTCTACCAAATTCTTTTGCATATTTTAAAATTTTTGATTGAGTTCTAGTAAGACCTTTTGTGCTGCCAGTTGAAAAAGTATCTATTACTGCCTTAACATTTTCTGTAATAAAATCTGTTCTAGATTGACCTTTTAATCCTTTTTTACTAGCTTCCATATAAGCTTCAAAATGAGCAGAACTTATAATGTTTCTGCTTTGTATAAGAGCATCATTAGCTGTCATTAATCTACTTGGTATTCTTATAGTTTTACCTGCTCTATTTACCCATTTTGCTGTTGTTGAATCCCCTTCCATTGACACAGCAAATCTATCGCTATAATCTGTTTTCAAAGAACCTGGATTTACAAAATTATCTTCTAAGTTCCAAGATTGTTTCCATGCTTTAGATGAAAAATTAAAATCGCTTATTAATGCAGTCATGTGTGCCATTGCAGCATCAAATTCTGTTTTATTAGTAGCACCTAAAGCCAATTCAAAAGAACTTTGGAATGTTTCTAATACTCCTGATATAAGGTTTATTTCTTGTGTGCCAGGTCCAGATAGCATAGCATTTATTCTTATCTCATTAAAAAGTCTTACAGCAGGGTCAACTTTGTCTAAAATTCGATGCATTAAACCTGTTTTATATAAATTTTCTAACTTTTCAACTTTACCTTCAGTTCTTTTTATTACGTTTGTAAGTTTATTTAATTTTGAAAAATCTCCTGTAGTTTTACCTTCTTCTAAATTTCGTAACAACAACTCTCTTAATTGCTCACCTCTTAATTGTAAATCATCAGAAGACATTACTATGTCTGTTTGATTTAACCTAGTCATTTTGAACCTTTCAGCAGGTGTTAAATTTGCTAACTGTTCTGGTGACAATCCTGTTGTAGGAATTTGCATTGCACTTAAAGCTCTAGCAGGTTCTGTTCTTAATGGAATACCAAGACGTAACCAATCATCAAGTTCTAAAAGATTATCCGTAATTTCTAAAACATCTTGTTCAATTATTTTTGGATCTTTAATAACTTGTATAGAATTAATTAGTTTTTGATTTGTTTCTGCTATTTGTTGTGTTGCATATGTAATCTTTTCAGCTAGTGCATATGTCAATTCATCAGTAGGAACTTCGTTATACATGGCAGCATAAGCTTTTGCATATTCTCTTAATTTTGGTGTATCAGCTAATAGTTTAATTGCACCTGCTACAGTGTCTTGTCTACTTTTAACAGCAGAATAAGTTCCTTCTTCTTTGATAACTCTTGCTCTACTAAAAGTAAATTCAGCATTTCTTTGTGAATTAGCAACTTGCTCTGGATTAATTTGATTCGGTGTAATTTCTGGATCACCACCTGGTCGATTATTAAATTTTCTTTTTTTTGAAGTACGTTTATACTTTTTATTATCCTTAATATTATTTACTTTTTTTATTGTAGTTACATCAAGATCGTCAGCATTACTTGGAAGAGTTTTTTGCAGTGTAAAACCATCTCTTCTGTCTAATTCATTTACTATCGTATCTTTTAATTTTTTATCTGCTTTTACTGCATCTAATTGACTTTTCAAATTAGAAATAATTTTTTCTGATGTTTTTAAAGTTTTTATTCCAGTAGTTAATTCTTTACCTGTTAAAGCAACATCAACAGGATTTAAAGTTGCACCTAAAAATTGTCTTAATTTTCTATCAGCAAAATTAAAATCTTCAGTTTGTTCATCTGCTCTTAAATATTCATATATCGGATTAGATAAATTAGGAAACTTTGCTACTAAAGGATCAAATAAATTATAAAAATTATTTTCAGTTGGTTTAAAAGCTAAAGTTTCTGCTACCCCTGCTTGTATTGGATTTTTTAAAACATTAAATGCAACTTTTGCTTTTTTAGCTTTTACTAGATTACTGGTAATGCCAATAGCTTGCGACCCTTTTCCAATAGCTCCAAAAGGTATTAAAAACTGTACAAATACTTTTGGTAATTCATAAGCAGTATCACCTGCATATTGTTCTTCTATAGAACTTATATCAAATATATTTGTTTCTTTATAAGGTTTACCCCTTGTGTAATCATATATTCCTTTACCTGTGTCAGCTATACCGTTTACAAAGGCAGGTACACCAGTTGCAGCACCGATTGCAATTTTAGCTGCTGTTTTAACATCTTCACCATCAATAGTAGCTTTTTCAATAGCTTTCTCAGTAATTTGCTGTGGAAGAACAGTTGCTCCTGTTTGATTTTTAAGACTATCCAAAATCATTTTTGGTACGTCTTTTACACCTGTATTTCTTAGTTTTTCGTTTTTTGTAAAATCATCAGTTTTTTTAGATCCAATGCCAAAAGCACCTTCTGGTACTGTATTTTGTAAGTTAGAGTCTGTCATTGTTAATCAAGAAATTGTTTGTATCTAGCGTTTGGGTCTTCTGTTTTACCGTCTTTAGAGTAAACCCCCCAAGCTAAATAGCCATTACCTCTTTGTGCTTGTGTTTCATCAAACACTAATTTAGCAGCTATAGCATTAAGTACAGGATCATATAAAGCGTTGTTATTGTCTATACCTAGTTTAGGTCTTCTATCATTTCCTAACTCCATACCTTTGTAGTTAAACATATTTATTTGAAATAAACCATAAGATTCTTCTGGTTCTTCTTCTGTACCACCATAAAAAGCATTTGCTCTGTTAGCTGATTCAGCCATAGCTATAGCTGTCATTACTTTTGCCTGTTCTTGTGTAAACCCTGCATTAATTAGTATTTTGTTTATTTGTTGTTTTGTTAAAGGTTGATCATTATCTGTTTGTACTTTTATCTGTTGTTTTAATTCGTTTAATTCTGATTCTGGTAACATATTTTGCATTGGTAATGATTCATTTGATCTCATATCAACCATTGGCACAACCAATTCTTGACCTGCTCTTATTAAATCTGCATTAGTTATATTGTTTGCTTCCATAAAAGCTTGTAATGGTACACCAAACTGTTCTGCTAATTCACCTAATGTGTCACCTGCTTCAACAGTGACAGTAGTTGGTGTATCGTCATCGCTAAAACCACTAGCTTCTAAATTATTTGAATCTACTAATAGTTTTAAAGGTTCATATGTTTTAGGACCGCCAAAACCAAAACCATATTCACCTGTTTGTAAAAATTTAATTATAGAATCTGCTTGTGATTTACCTGCAATATTGGTTACGTTCATTTTTTCTTTTTCTTCTATTACTTGTTCAATTAACTTATTTCTATTTTCTCTTGTTACACCTCCCATACTTGTTAGTTCTTGTATAACTCTTGATTCTATTTGAGGTAAATCATCTTTTCTCCCAATAATTTCAAAAAAACTTTTACCAGATCCACCAGGTTCATTATCTGTGTTTATTTCTTCTGTATTTGTTTCTGTCATATTGTTAGGTCCAATTACTGTTTCCATTCCTTCTTCACTTAATATTTGTTTTATTTGGTCTATAGATAACCCAGAATCATCTGATAAAGCTTGAATTTCTTGTTCTTTTGCAACTTCTTCTTTTGTTTTTCCTAATCCAATTCTTTGTGCTTCTGCAATATAAGCATCTTTTAAAATTCTAAATTTATTCTCTTTCTCTTCATTTGATAAACCTGTTGTGTTTTGTATCTGATCTATTACGTTTCTGGTAAATTCGTTTTCTAATTCTATTGCTTGCATACCTTTAGTATTGTCCTCAAAAGTATAACCATACTCATCATATTTACCACCTAATAATGAATTAGCTTGGTTAACTGCTTTACCAATTCGTGTGTTGTAATTAATAGGTGCAGCTTTTTTAAAATTTTGAATTACAGAAAATGTTTTATCATAATTATTTTTATCTTCTGGTGTAGCAGTACCACCATGACTATCCCAAATTTCTTTTAATTCTTCTAAAGCTTCATCAGGTCTATTAGCGTATAAGCCTGATCCTACATCTAATTGTAGATCTTGATATCTAGAACTTCTATCTGTTTCAAATATTTCTATTGTTTCTAAAACTTTCTTTTTTCTAAAAGGAAAGAAATCTAACAAAGCATTAGCACGTTCTACATCATTTGGGTATTTTTCAAGAATTCTTTCTATTGTTTGATCTTCAGCAGCTTTAATTTTTTCTAATTCTCTTTTATCATTTTTATCTTTTGAGTCAGCTAATGAATCTTTTAACTTCAAAAAGGTTGTTTCAAATTTAGGATGATTTTTAAATTTTGATGTACCATTTGGTCCATAATTTATGTCACCTATCATCTCTATAGCACTATCAATATCAGAAATTTTACCAGTTGTGTCATACAATCTTGTAATTGAACTTTTACCAATATCAAGTAAAGAATCAAAAAATTTTATATTTTTATCACTAGCTAAACCAAGCGTTACATTATCTTCTATATATTCATTTACATTGGCTAAAGCTGTTTCTTTGTCACCATCAATATAAGTTTCTAAATTATTAAATATTGTTGGTAATGCTTGGTTTTTTGTTCTTTGGTAACTAAATTCATTAAAATTTTTAATTTGATCTTCTGTAATTTTTTCTAAAGCTAAAGCTTGTTTTGGTAAAAAATATTTATTTAAATAACTTTTTCTAATACCTTCTAATTTTTCGGTTTCATAACTTGCAGCTTCATCTAAAAAAGTTTGATACTCTGGCGATCCAACATCAAAATGACTTATTGGAATTGAAATCTCTTGACCGTTTTTTATTTGCTGTACAGTATAAGTATTATGAAAAGTTTTTATTTTTCTACTTACACTGTCACCTGCTAAAATAGCTTTTTGTTTTTCATACCCTGCTTTTGCAAGAAAACTTCCACCTATTAACTGCCTAACTGCTTCGTCACCTTCATCTTTTCTAATATTTGTTAGTGTATTTTTTAAATTTTTTTTAGATTGTTCTATAGCTATTTCCATTCCTCTTTCAAATTCTTCTTCAGCTTTATCTTCTATCTTTTGTCCAATAAATGCTTGTAGACCTGGATTTACTGCTTGCAATATTTCAGCTAATTCCTCTGCACCACTTTTAGGTTGTACAGTTACAGGTTGCACAAAAGTATCTACAGGGCTTGTAGCAGATTGAAAAGCTGTACTTTGAAAACTGTTAGTCATTAGTTAAATGCCTCACTTCCATAAACTGATCCAAAGGTAGAAAGTCCTTGGGAAGCTGCTCCCAAGATAACTGAACTTAAAGAAGGTATCTGATTATATGCTTGATTTATCTGACTTTGTATTTGATTACGTCTATTGTCTCGTTGTGCTACAAGACCTTGTACATTTCTTCTGTACTGACGAGTTGCCGATTCTAAACTTTGATTTATAGCTTCTCTTGCATTAGCTGTTTGTCTTTCTGAATCCGCTAATATCAATCTAGCAGTTATACCTGTTATACCACTTGTTCTTGCAGTTCCTCTTGCTTGCAATCCTTGTATTGTTTTTGCTAATTTTTGTTGTGCTGCTATTGCTTGATTTTCTCTCTGTCTAAATCCTAAAGCTGATTGTTGATTACCAAATGACTCTTCTGCTGATTGGTTTGCTCGTAATCCCATTTTATATGTTTGTCTAGCATTTTCTTTGGCAGCACCACGCATAGCAAGACCCGAAAACAGGTTTAACCCTGCCGAACCTACTACCATAGCTGGTACTGAACACATTTAGGCTATCCTCAGAAATTCATAAAAGGGTTTCTCTTGCTCTCCATATTTTTCGTGATAGTTTACAAATGTAAACCCAAGAGCTTTTAACCACTTAATAGCAGAATCGTTCTCTGCATATACAAAATTATATAGGATTTTGTAATTTTTCAATAGGCCATCTACCCATTTTCTACCTTTTCTTACAAGTTGTATTTTATATTTTTTATTAGTAAATAATTCATCAGTACATATCATCCATATACAACCATCTCTAATAACTCCACATAAGCCCATAGGTTGATCGTCATCACCAGCTATTGTTAAGACTTGTTCCCCTGCTAGATATGTAAGACGTAAGGCATCTGCTGGTTCTTGTCCTGTTTGATATACAGCTTCAAGACGATCCATTTCTCTCATGTTTTCACATACATAATTAAGATCTTTTAAATTAGCTTTTCTTAAATAACCCATTAAGTACGTCTAGATCTTAAATGAAACATAGCTTCATATTCAGCACTTGCCAGTTGTGTAGGTAAGAATGTGTCATTCTTTACATCTATATCTACTCTATCTGCTCTTGACATTATTGGCACTTTAAAAGTCCCTGACTCTAAAGTTATGTTTCCTAATGTAGAAGAAGTTAAACCAAGAAAACGACCAGTAAATTTATGTGTAGATGTACTTCTATTTTCTGGGGTGACTTCTACTTTAAAAAATCCTGTATCTTCAAACTTTATATAAAAATGATGTAGTTGCAATCTACCACTTAAAATTTCATCCCTACCTTGTCCTCCTTGATTCAATCTTCTTTGACTAAACCTATAGTGCATTTCGTATGGTTCACCAATAATAAATTTACTATTTCTAAAATCACCACTAGCTGTAATAGTAGATGTTGATCCATCTGTAGAATTTGACGTAGGGATAAGCCTACCTGGTTTTAAAGTCTTGGTATTACCTTGCGTATCAACAAATGTACTTGTTTCTCCACTGGCTAAATATCTACCAACTACATTCATATTTGCTCTTAATCTATAAGGAACAGTAAACGTAGAAATATCAGTAGTAGCGTTGTAAGCTACTGATACGCCTGTAGTGTCTTCTGTGACCTTATGGTCTAGGCAGAATTTAAAAGTTGCATTAGCTTCTTTTACATCTGCTTCAAATGGTATCTTTTCAATAGTTGTACCATTAGTTTCTTGTATTACTAAAAATAAATCAGTACCAATAAAATCTGCATTTAGTATGGTTCTATTTGAATTGATTGTGTAAGTAGACCAAGAGTTAAGAATTTTTGTTCCTTGAGGACCAAATAACCATCTGTTAACAAATAATTGATTAGGATTATCAGTTCCTAAACAAATTAAAACATCTTCACTTGTTGAAATAGCTAACTTAAATATATTTACTGGAATTAATCTTGGAACATGAACAGTTATATTAGCTGCTTCTCTTATTGTTAAATCTTCTTGTGTAATATATTCTCTTACACCGGCAAAAGTTCCTTTCTTAGTTAGATAATAAATACTATTACCAGAAGCTACAGGTGCTGCTGCATCACTACTTTCAAATTCTGTTGCAACTACAACCGTAGCTGTTTTAGGTGTAAGAGTAAGAACAGATGATGATGTAAGAATAAATTGTGTTTGGTCAGAAAACAATATTAATTGTTCTGCCATTGGTACAGCGTGTTTTAATATTGATACTTTTGTATGTGAAGCTGATACATCTATAGGATCGCTATCAACAATAGTTAAAACTGTTTCTCTAAAGAATTGAAAGAACTCAGATACTGTTGTAAGTATGACATTATCATCAGCTAATACTCCTAGTCTGCTTCTATAGAAAAATACATTATTTATAGCCTTACCAATAAATGAAGGATCAGGTGCAGAAACAATATCACCTACAGTTCTTTCTCCCCATTTAGGTAAGGTTGAATTATTTACTTTACCAAAAGCTACATTACCAGTTGTTGTTAAAGAACCTGCTGCTGTAAACGTAAACGTATTTGCATTTGTGACCGTTACTGTAAAAGTACCATCAACAGCGTTGCCAGAAACAAAATCAAATTGTACTGAATCACTACTTGATAATCCATGATTAGCAGAAGTTACAGTAACAGTAGTTCCTGATTGACTGTAAGTTCCAGCAGTACTTAGATCTGTAAATGAATCACCATCAACTCTTGCAAATCTAAAATCACCATCACTTTGCCTTATAAGAATATGTGGCATTGTGTCGTAATTAAATTTAAAAGGAATACCTGATTCAGCACATTCTTCCCAATGCCCTTCTTCTAACGTACCTGTAGTGGTGCTGTTGTTAGCAACAAACTTAACGTAGTAATTATCAAAATCTGTTGTATCATCTCCATTTATTTCCACTACATAACCATGAGGTGAAACTGTTGGCAAGTCAGAAAATCTTTGAATACTATTTTTTACTATTACTAAATCTTGATTACCTTGTGTGTCATTTCCATCTATAGAAAAATCAGATCCATCTGTTTTTTTTACATGAACAACAGGACCATTTTGTTGAAATGTAAAACCTGTTAAACCAGCAGCTAAACCTGTCCTTAAATCAGTTGCAACTTGTGTAGTGCTTAAAGTTGAATCATTAGCTGTATTGTCAGAAACTGTTACTCCATCAATCGTGACTGAATATGTCGTGCTATTTGATACTTGACTTACAAAAATTATGGCCTGTGTAATATTTCCACTGGTTAAAGTGCTGGTATCCATTGCAGTTACTACACTTTTATTAACAACAAAAGTAAAGTCTGCAATAGTAACAGTTTTTATATCATCTCTAGGATTTGTTGTATTTAAATATGTTGTACCATCAGGTTTTTGTACCGTTCTTTCTGTTCCATCTAACTCAAAAACTCTTACATTTCCATTACTAAAAACAGAAATAAATCTTCTGTTTACATCTCTGTTAATAGTATGAATATGTACATTACCTAAAGTTGTATTAGAAATAGTTGATACATATTCAAGACCTGACCTTTTTGTAAGACCTAAGACAGGATTGCTATCAGCATTGTCTTGCAAATCAGCATGGTCATCTTGCTTAGTTGCATCTGAAGCTTGTGATATACCTCTTAATAAAGTTGGTATAGCTCTTGAGATTAAACCCATTGTTACCTAATCAAAGCACTAGAAGGTGAATAAGTATCAAAGACACTTGTTAAAGAAGGATCTCCTCTAAGAACATTATGATCTCCATTAGCTAAGTCTGTCTCCATCAAGATAGCTCTTGCTCTAGTTTCATCTTGTTGTGTATAAGTTCTTAATCCATCATCACTAACTAATCTATCAACAAAAATACGAGCAGCTTTTATTGTTATATATCGCCTAGCAGGTTCTGTAATCTCATTAAAATCTCTAAAGTAAACAATAGTACAAATAAGATCTTCATCAAATTCATATTTATTATTTAATCTGTCATACAATTTTAAAGATCTTTGTATTGCATCTATCGTAGGGTGTTGATGAATATTAGGATCAACTCTTAAAACATCTGTTGAAAGAGATATGTGATTAGATACATCTCTAGTAAGAGTTACATCTATTTCAGTATTAAAAGACCACCCTTCCGATTGAACTTCTTTGCTTACTTCTGTAAGGGTTGATTGTGCTAGTCGAGCATCAACAGGAAGAGTACCTGTAAGACTGTTGATAGGAGCTTCGCCTATAGCAGCCAACATAATGTTAATGCTTTCTAATTCTGTTGTTGCAGCTACAGCCATAAGTACCTCTTAATTAATACTGGTTTAATTGTTTTAAGGCATCTTCTCTAGCTTTTCTACCTTTAGAGATGATACCAAATTTACTAACTTCTTTTGGATTGTCATATTTCTTTTTTAATTGTTTTACAAACCATGAGCTAGGAGTCTGTTTATTTTTTGATGCTTTAATTTGTAAAGACTTTCTTCCTTCTTCCATTTTTAATATCCTTTCTTTTTCATTTTAAGGGAGTCTCTTCCACCTTTCATTTTCTTCTTTTTTTTCTTTGTTGAATGATACATGGGTATAAAAAAAAGGGTATCTAATAATAAGATACCCTATAAATTGAAATTAAGAAGCAGCAAGTTTAATTGTTGCAGCACATTCTGGTCTTAAGATGCCATGACCTAACGCATACTTAGCAACCATTAAGGTTCCTTGATACATTATGCCATAATCTGAACCAGAGATTTCAGTTGTCATATCCATAAGTTTTACTGTACCAACAGCAGACTTGTGGAAGACAAGACCAATAGTTTTACTATCGTCACCTGAGTAAGTGTTGTTCGCACCACTTGGGTTAGAAGATACGTTACTCTGAGGTACGTTGTTACTCATCATCACAGGGATGCCAGCAACTTGCTGTACCTTACCAGAAGCAAACGAACCATTGCCACCAGGGTTGAAGTCAACATCTACAGTTCTTGTAGCTGATTCAGCTAACTTGTAGTACTCAGCAGGTGGTAATACACAGAAGCGATCTGTTGGAGGGATGTCTCTCTCATCAAATGCTTGTGCAATATCATAGATAGCACCAGCTAGTTCATCACCAGTAATACCAGCAGAAGTTGTGTTACCAGCACCAGTTGGGAAACTAGATACGATACCACCTTGTCCACCTGATAATGTAGTAGATGCTCTAGAAGCATTTGCTATCATCTTCGCTACGTTTTGATCGTACGTACGAGCCAGAGCTTTACCAAGCTCATCAGCATAAGTAGCACGAACATCATAGTGATTCTTCAAGATTGTTATCCTAAAGGCTCTTTATCCTTTAGTTCTGCATCTTTGCCATTAATGCAGTTCAGACTATATCTTCACCCCCTTGTTAATACTGGTTGGGTGCAAGGCACTCGTGTCTCCGTTACTTAGTTTCCTATCGGGAGTTAGTCGTTGAACCTTCCAGTTGGTGTACTGGCTTGGCTGCTGATTGTCCTTGTTTTATGGAGGAGTTCCAGCAATTCACCTTGTTATCTATTTGTTGTTACCAACAAAAGGCTCTAATCACTTTAGAAAAAAGCTCCTCTAAGTTACTTACGAAGGCTTGAGAAATTAGAAGATCATCAATGTTGATAATCTTTTCGTTTGCCTTGATTTGGTTCGCTCCAACGAGGGGGGTGCCTACGGTATGATACGCCGCCGTTGCAGTTCCTAATACTGGGAACTGTGCTGACTTACCACTTGTGATAGTACGAACTGAATGAAGTTGCTCGTTGAAAATGTTATTTCTGGCAAACGCTGTTAGCACCTCTCCTGAAAATACTTTAAGGAAAAGAGCGTCAAACGCTGTACCAGTGTTATTAACCAAACCAAGGCGTGAGACTGTGGCGTTAGCCATAGAAAGACTCCTTGATTAATGTTTACAAATTTGAGTAACTAACTTCGTTTCAATCCTTTCTCTCAAGTGGTATCTGACGCATCAGGCACTTAGATATTTAGATTTCTACTTTGTTAATTTATACAGACCCACAATTCCACTTTCTTAAGGCAAGGGCTTTGCGAGTTAGCTTGCCATCTTTTTTTAATGGTCCTTTTACCTTAGACATTCTGGCACAAAAAGATTTTCTTCTGCCTTTCTCTGTCTTGGTTAGACCTGTCTTTTTAGTAACAGGAGCTTGCAAGTTTCCACCTGTTGCTCGGTTGTATTTTCTACGACCAGAAGCAGTAAGACCACCTGTGGGGTCTTTATCCTTCTTGGTCATTGATACGCCCTTAGACATAAAAAATGTAAGCTATTTAAAATATAACACCTTTACGCAATCTTTAAACTATTTCTTTTTTTTCTTCTGTGTTGGTAACTAATTTTTTTTGAGCCTGTCTTTTCTCTTTTAAATCTAGATTTTTCCTTGCTACTCATTTCTCCTGTAGTTTTTGGAGTCTTACTACTAACTCTTTTTGATGGTCTGCAAGCAGGGTAAGGTCTACCTTTTTCATCTTTACCTCTACCACAGTCTTTGCCTGTTTTGACATCAACCCATTTTTCTTTAAACCATCTAGTAAGACTCATTTGCCTACATCTTTTTGTGCTTTTTTATGTGCAGCTTTGAATGAAGAACCTTCACGCATAAGCTTCTTCATCATATCCATATGTTTTTTAGAATGATGCTCTGAATGTTTTTTCAGAGTTCTCATCTGACTAAGACTAAGCTTTGCCATTTTTCTTTTTCTTCAATCTACGAAGAAGTAAAAAATCTTCTTTACTGATTTTACCATCACCAGTTTTATCAAGATTCTTTTTTTGTTTGTCTGTTAGTTTTTTCATAATTAAGTTTTACGATAACCACCGCCACGTTTTTTATAGGTTCTCACCAACCAGGCATTAGCGTATGCAGAAGGATAAACATCAAACTTCTTTTTGGCTTCTGCCTTAACTCTTGAATAAAGTTCTGGATTAGTTGGTTTGTTAGCCATAATTAACGACCAGTGTTGAATACGTCACTACCACCTAAACGTCTTTGTACGTCTTCAGTGTATGTTACATCTTTACCATAGCGAGGATCAGACATAGCAGTAACTACCTCATTTGTAGATCTAAATGGTGTAGGTCCACCTTGAGAAGCACGACCTGATACTAAATTTGGTTCAATTCCCATAGCGTTATTGTATTGTGAGTAGATACCTTGAACAGCTAACTTAATAGCAGGTCCATCTCCTGTATCGGTAAGCTTATTAAAAGCTTGTATATCTTCAGCAGGTAAATTTTCCATAGCCCAAGAAACCATCTGACCATAGCTTTCATCTCCACCAACTGATTCTTTGATACCCTCTGCATCTACTTCACCTGCAATACCAGCATTGCGAACACCATCTAAATATAAATCAACAACTTGTTTTGAAAACCCTGCTTCTGCAAGCTTGCTGTAATCATCTTCAGAAATTTCATCATTTTCTAAAAAACGATTTGATATGTCTTCTGCATCAATACCAACTTCTTCTAAAACAGAAGCAAGACCATCTCCATAATATTCTTCTGCATTAAATTCAGAATCATTGACTTCTTGTTCTTCTGCTTGCTCTTCTACATTGCCTTCTGGTTCTTCTCTGGTTTGATCTATAGCTCCAAGCTTACCTTCAAGTTCTTTGTAGCTTCCTACAAGATCCTCAACAGATTTAAACTTACCAGCATATAAACCATTTTCATCTTTTAAACCTTCCAAGTCATTAGCAGACATTGGTGGTGTTTCTGAAATGTTTACTTGTGATGAAGTCATAATTTTTTTGGTTAGTTATAAGTCATTGTACGACCATTTTTAGTTTCGACCACTTTTGGTTTGTTCGGTTCGGGTGTATCGTTTACACCTAATTCGCTAACAATAGCTTTTGCAGAGACAAATTTGCCATCTTCATCTCTTGCTCTAGACTTCTTCGCTGCCATCATCTACCTCCATTGGTTGTTGTGAATTTGCATTTGCATTTTTTTGTGGATCAAGTAATGGTGATCCAAGAGCAGCAGGTCCAAGATGTTGAATAAGCTGCTGCTGTTGCATAGCTTCCATCTCATCCTGGATCTCTTCTTGCGTCTTAACTAAGTTTACAGTATCTATACCAATAGAGTTTGCAAGTCGTTTTATGGCTTCATCCACATTCATGTACTGACGCATTATATCTGGACCTAAAGCTTGTGAAACCGTTCCAATAAATTCAATAAGCTTATTACGATCATTACCACGACCAAGCCCTTGAACACCAGTAACGATCTTAGGTTTGACTAATCTCTCTGGTAGCTTTGGTGCTTTACCAGAACGAACAAGCATATGCATCCTTCTCTTCAAATATTTAAGTTGAAATTCTTGAGTCAAAATGCTGTATATACCACCCAAAGAATTTTCTAACTCATTAGCCATCATAGTGACTTCTGCTGCTGTTACTCTTTCAGCATCTCTCTGAACAGATCTTGCCATAAGAAAAGCATATTCAAGTCTTGATTCAATACGTTGTATCGCAGAAAATGACACATTAAAATCTGCTCCCTTGTTTACCTGCATTACAGATATATCATTAGCAGTTCCTTCCCTTATTGCACCATTGGGAGCTTTGGCTAAAGTAGCTGCTCTTGTTACACCATTAGGATTTACAAGAAATATTGTTTTAGCTGAAGCTGCTGCACCTTCTATAATGGCTTGCATTAAAGCTTCTAAACTAATCAAGTCTCCTCTGTATTCTTCTACATAACCTCTTCCATAATCTTCACCATCAATACGAACAAACCTAAGAGTAATCCAAGGTGATACTTCTACCTTTGATCTGCCATCAGTGCCTGGTATCTTTTCTCCTTTACATTCTTGATGCCAAAAATGTTCATCATTAATTCTTTTAATGTATGTGTATATATCAAGATCTCCTTCCATTGTTTTTTCATCATAGTTTTCTTTCTTTTTTATTTGTTCTAAAAACTGTGGTGAAAGTGCATTAGGGTTGACTGATTCTTTTGTAATAATTTCTAAGACATTACCTACTGCATCACGTTTACATACAAACTTAGATAGTGGATATACTTTCAGTCCGTCATCTGTGAGATAGAGAAGAACATTCCCTCCAACAATTAGATGCTTTAGTGCTTCAAACATTGCAACCCTATCGTTAGAGATCTCTATCTCATTCATCAAGGCTGATTCTATTGTTCGTAATCCTTTATCTATTTCTGACTCAAGACCTTCTTGACCTTGTTTTAAAAGTTCAAGACTATCAATACTTAATTTAAAAAATGCAGTTGATGGAGGTAGTAATGCAAATAAAAGTTTAGATGCCAAACTATTGACACCTCTTGCTCCTACCGCTTGGAAGGGGGTTTTTATTTTTGATCTAGTGCCTGTTGTACTTTCAGGAATGAGGCTAGGTATGGTTAGCTTTGATGATTCTTTTGCTTCTCTGTCAAAAGTAGACCTTGCACTTTCTAATTGTGCATACCTACCAGCAGCAGTTTGCCCTTGTCCAGAATAAACCATTACCTAAGCCTTGCTTTATTACTTGATTGGCCTCTCGCAGGTGTTCCTGTTATTTTAAGGTCATTTGGCGACCTTCCTTTTGCACTCATATTTTTAAGACCTTGAGCATATCTTTCATCTGATCTTCTTTTCTTTAAACGTGCTGTTACTTTTGAAGTATCAATAGGATCTGTAACTCCTCTTTGTCTGCCAGTAACAGTGGGAGCATCATTCCTTGGTGCTTGGCTTTGTACAACAGCTGGAAATGCTTGCCTTCCTATGCACATAATTAATACCTCAGATCACTAGACATTGTTACTGGAATCCTTAATGTATCTGTACCAGTAGGCTTTCTTTTGCGTTCAGTTTTAGTTTTAGTACCTTGCCCTCTGTCTGAACCAACCTTTACAGTTTGTGCAGTTCTTTCTGGTGCAGGTGCTATTGGCCTTGGAGGTGGTAAAGCTGGTGGCCTTGGTCTTCTTGGTGGACACATAGTTAGTTTTCCAAAACTGAATTAGTGAGCATGGTTTCTTTCTGTCTTGATTGTTGCTCAATTAAATAATCAACAACATATCGTTGCCCTGCCCTATACCATATCTCTCTATCAGATAAAGACAAGTCAGGATGACGATTAGGAAAGATTTGATCTAAAGCAAAAATCAATTCATCTGTGATAACTGGTAGTTTTTCAGATGCCATGCTTTAAAACATTTACTAATAGTATAGTTCAAGTTTAGTAATAAAGTACAGCAAGTTTATATTTGTGTGATAAGGTTGATATGCTTATCCAGGCAACTAAGAAATACCAACAGCCCATGCTACTGCGTTGTTGGTATTTTTTTATGGAGTCCAGAGAGACACTTCACCTGTATCAAAATCAAAGTCTCCATCTCTCAATATCCTTGCAAGCTGTGCATTAAGAACAGCATCAGCAAAATTATATTTCTTTTTTTCATAAGCTTCTACTACTTTCTCCCACATCTGTTCAAGTGTCTTAGCTTCACCTAATATCTTTTCTGCTGTTACTGGCCCTACTTTATCTATTCCAAAGTAGTTATCTGTACTATCTCCTGTAAGAGCCTGTATCATCCAATGCCTATCAGCTTTACGTTTGGTTATAAGTTCCATGTCATCACCTGCGAGAAGGGTACAAGGCACAGATCTCATATCCTTATCGACTGAAACTATTATCGGGTTGTCATATTTTTTTGATGTTGCAAGAATAGACATCACATCATCACCTTCTAAACCTGCATAACTTTCAGACGTATATCTTTCTCTTACCCCTTCAATAATTTTACGAAGACCTAAAGGTTTTCTTTTGTGTTTTCTATTAGCTTTGTATTCTGGATATATTGTATGTCTAAATGTTGGATACTCAGTAAAGCACATAACAACATTCTTATCACCTTCAGCAATGGTTTGATAATGTGCAACTCTACCATCAACCATTTCATGCACATCTCTTTCATCTGCATGAAGTGTGTGTAAGTTACTATCCCACTGTATATCCTGTTCACAGGCACAGCATGAAGAATAGATAAGCCAATCAGCGTCAATAAGTAAAGTCATTAGTTTCCAAAATAAGTTTCCATAGGTACTACAAGTCTTCCTGTCTTTTCGTCATACAATAATTTATCTACTGGTCCTGTCATTCCTGTGTGTCTATTTTTCAATACTCTTAACTGTAGTTCTGCTCTTTCTGCATAGCTTTCTGATTGTTGATTTCTTTCACAGGCAACAACCAAATCGCTCAACTGAGCTATGCTATGTGACGATCTCAAATGGTTTAAAGAAACTTTATTACCCTCCTCATGTCCTTTACCTTCTGGCCTACGCAAGTGAGAAACAATAATCAAACCTATTCCAGTAGATTCAACTACCTGCCTAAGTTTTGTACAGACTACATCCAAAGCTCTTCTCTCATCAAGATCACTGATGCCAGAAACAACTATTGTTAGATGATCCAAGATAACAACATCTACACCTTCTGCTGTTGCAAGATACTGTATCTGTTCGACTAATCTATCTGGATCAATAGATCCAAAGTGATCATATAAGAATAGTTTTCCTGTACCAAACAGCCTATCAAAGGATTGTCTTAGCCCTTCTGTTTCTTCTACATTATCCTCAAGATGCAGGGGTTTATTCATCTCTACACCGAGTATCCCCTGCATTGTTCTTTGTACCGATTCTTCAAGAGCTATATAACCTACGGTCAGACTATTCTTCATAAAGTGATGTGCTAGTTCACGACATATAGTTGACTTACCTGTACCACTACCTGCTGCTATACAAAGCATCTGCTGTTTACGAAACCCTTTACAGAACTTATCTAGTTCTGGAAAAGGAAAAGAACAGATACTGTTGCTGCCTTTCTTTGTTAGTTCTGTCCAGAGGTTAGAGGCGTTAAGGATTCCATCTGGTCTAACAGGTGTTGCTTTCCATAGGAGATCTCTAAGTTCTTCCCCTTCACCTGCGATGAGCATTTCATTAGCGTCTTTTCTAGGTAATCTACATATTGCTGCCTTACCAGGAGGTAAGATTTTAATTGCTTTTTCGGCAGCAACCATGCCAGGCTCGTCACTGTCAAAACAAATTACTATCCGTACAAATTGAGATAACCATTTTAAATTCGCAGCTATATATTTATTAGCCGACTGTGATCCCGAAGGCAAACTTACTACAGGGTACTTGTTATTTTGTGCTTGCGAGACTGACATACAATCAATCTCTCCTTCTGTAATAGTGACAAACATATTACCTGTATTAACTTGTCTCCATAATCTTTGACCCCATAGCTGTAGATCACCTACATCACCAAGCCAAATAAATTTTTTATTCTGAAATCTAATATGCTGTGCGACTTGCCTACCTAATTTATCTTCATAGGTAGCAACTTGTACTGGCTGACCATTATGTTCAGATGTTCCGTAGTTAAAGAGTTCACAAGTTTCTTTTGTGAGCGCACGTTTAGGTAATGCTTTTGGTGTAACAAATTTTAGTAATGGTTTCTTCACTGATTTAACAAAAGATTTTCTGGGTTTATCTTTCTGTGGTTGCTGCGTGTAGCCACAACCGAAACAGTAACCATGACCATCATCATAGATAGCTAAGTTATCTTTGCTACCACACTTAGGGCAAGGTTCTTTTCTGACGTATTTACTTTTGGTTTCCATACCATTCTTCTGGAATAGAGCCATGACTCCAAAGAAACCCATGCTTAGAAGCCCAAGCACCATAGGTTAAACTTCTTTTGCCACGACTCAATTTTGCTTTGCTGTTTTGAAAACAGAACCTAATATCTAGGTCGGGTCGTTGCGTCTTGATCGCAATATGTTTTCTGCGGTCTTCTTTTGAGAAGAAGCCTTTAGTTTCAATACAGATGCCGTTGTCAAGGATGAAATCAGGCTTATAAACGCAACTGATTTGGTAGCTAACATCAAGTGTTTCATAGGTGTAAGGAACTTTATTTGTTTGTAATGTAGCTGCTATTGCAGCTTCAAACTTACTTCTAAAATTCGTCTGCTCCGACTGTTTCAAACCCTGCTTTCGCTTTGGGCTTCTCCTCTTCGATGGTTGCTTCTTCTGTTTCAAAGCCGTAGGCTTGTGCGGTTTTTGTGTATTCGACATGGTTGTGAATGATTGCAGCTTCTGGTTGAATAGTTACTCCGACACCGAAGCTAGGGTTTTCCCAACCTTTGCAACGCAAATTAACTTGACCAGTTGTGCCAGGTCCACATTTATTAACAGCCTCTTTTTCCTCTTCAGACATTGGTACACCATCTGATTTAAATAAAGCTGGCGGTCTGTTCTTTCTAACAGTTCCATCTGAATAAGTAACAGTAGTTTTTAATTTGCTTTTTATTTTAAAAAATGGCTTACCATCAACCTCTGTGTACTCCCATTGCATAGGTGCAAGCTTGTATTTTTTTTGAGGATTAGCAGATTTAAGTTGGGTCTTCCATCTTTCTAAATAAGCTGTTAATTGTTCTTCAATTTCTTGTGATTTTTCTGGATCAATAAGACACTCAACTTGCCAAATGCCAGCAGGGTCAAATTTTGTATCAGGTTCTACCAGCCATGCGAATTGAAATTGACACACTGGTGTCGTGATGTTCATTGGTTCTGATTTGATCATTTAGTTTTTCTTTTAAGTTTTTCTTTTAATTGCATCCATGTTGGATGTATCACTGATATTACCGTAAGAAAATCACTTGTCACGTTTTTCTTTAATTAAACACATATGGTGCTAATAAAACTTCACACACATCAAAATCCCCTATGTCTGGTGGTATGGGTAGCTTGCTTGGATCATCTAATTGTTCAACTGCTTGCTGATATAAATCTTCTAATAAATTTTTTTTATACATATCAACAAAGCTTTCTTTTACATAGCCTATAAACTCTTCTATATGTGCAGCAGTCGAACCAAAACAATCGTGAATAGTGCAGAACTGATTAAGACCACTAGCTTTACTTTTTGTCAATGCTAAATGTACATTAGCAGCATCTAAACTATGAACAAAGTTTGCAGCAAAACTCTGTGTAGATTTTCTTTTGTCAACTTCTTTTGTGTCAGTAAGAAGTGACAACTGTACAGTGCTAGTGTGCAGTTTCGTGCGTATTCTTTTCATATTAAAGTTGTAATATTGCTGCTTAACATAAAAATTAGATGGTGTAATCCATGATATATTTTTATCTTCCTGACCAAAACATCTTGCAATGTCTGATAAATATTTCATAACTGTTATACATTTAGGGCAAATATTATTTACACTTTTCTCTATAATTTTTGCAAGATAATGGTTATGTAAGAAGCAGTCTTTATCCCAAGACAACTCTTCATCACTGCTTACAAAATAATCTCGAACAGCAGTTGCAATCCCAAAAGTTTTACCACTGTACGGTATCATCATCACAGGTTTTTTTATCATCTTTCTTGTAATTAATTCGTGATGCTTATACCAATCTTCAGCTAGACATTGTTCATAACTAAGATCACGAAGCTCTTTTATAACTTGATCTTTTACATCTTCATATAAGTCCTCTACCTGGTCATAATTTTTTAGGTTTACTTTTGCTGCAAGATCATCATCAAGAGACATGGCTGCAAAATGTTGGAAGCCATTGTTTGTACCATCAAGTAACACAGGATGCTTGCTTACATAGCCATAGCCCTGTTCTAATAGCTCGTTGAAGTCTAAACACCAACTAAGAAACTGCCAAGGCTCGTCTGCCTTACTCCATATACTGATGTAAGATTCTGGATTGCTTGCTATCTGCCTAGCTAAAGCTTCACCCTCTGTCTTAGACCATTCGATACGTTCTTCATAACTGCATTTGCTCAAACCCCATGAGTTAGCACCTGCAATACCCAACCAATTCTTTGCTTTCTCATCTGTTATTGCTGCACCCTCTGCAAATCTATGTAAAGATCTAGCTAAATCATTACCCTGTGGGTTAAAAATACCAGATATATAATAGATTCTGCCTGTAAAATCTGCCTGTGTAACGTGATAAAAAGGTTCTTCTGCAAACTTAGTAGCAGTATCAAGCAACATGATACATTGATACCTTTTCATTCGATCATGTGCATTTTGATCATGTCTTAATACTTCTTCTCTTCTCCACCAAGATCTTGAGTCTTCATTAGTATCAATATCATATGGCTTTGGAGTTTGTGGCAGTGGTTCAGCATCTATTAGACAACCTACTTCTATACCTCTATCCCAACAGCTTTGAGCAATATCTAGAACAGTTGTATTTATCTCCCACTTTGTTTGTTGAAGACAATTCAGTGCTGTATAAAGTGCTGTTGGTTCTCTTTTTGTTACTTCTTCATGGTAAGTAAGGTCTTTTGATTTGATTGCTTTGATATGTCTAAGTCTTTTTGTATGGAAACCACCTTCAGTGGTGCTAGTCCAATCAATCGGTTGTTCTACGCATGGTTCATACAGTGGATAACAAGCTAATCTATTTTTGCGTTGTCGTTTTATCCAATCCATAGTGCCTTGCGTAAATTCAATATATGTTTTTGATTGTTTACCTAATCTGGTAGTAGAAAGTTTTACCATGCCAACGGCACTAATCATTATATCTATAAGCTTCAAACCAACCTTAAGTTTGTCCTCCTTTGACCACGATTTAAAAACAAAACCTCTGTTTCTCATGTGACCTATCATCATATTGCGTCTGTACCTCTGATGATTGGTATCTGATATATGCTGCTTGACGTTTGTAAAATGTTTTTTATCTTGCTGTTCAAACAAAGTAAACCTCTGTTCATCTTCAAGCATATGCCCTACTTGTAGTGCTGCCTGTGTGGCTGTTTTCTTTTGGGAAGCACCATCAATAACACCTTTAAAAGTAATAAAAGCAATAACATCTACATCTTTAAATTCATGTAGCTTGATTGCCGCTGTAGCTTTTACTCCTGGTGTACCTCTCCAAGCTCTATCAAGGAACTGTTGTATAGCATCAACAAAAGGTAGAAGACCAGCTTTGATCATGGTTTTTGCATAATCTGTTTCTGATTCTGTACCTTTAGATAAGTTGTTGTTGATGTTGCGTTGCCGTCTGTCAAACCCACGACTCCACATCCGATCTTCTAAATCAGTTTGCTTACTCATTTATTATCCTTATCATTTCTTCTAGTTCTTCTAATTTTTGTACTGCATATTCAATCATCTTTCTCATGCCATTTTTAAGTTGTATGTTGTTTTCTTTTTCAGCTTTATCTGTCCAATATTTTATGAGTATTTCTTTGTTAGTAATCTCAGTGGTAAGAGAATCAAGAATAAAATCTTTCTGACTATCAGTAAATTTCATTATTTAACCTCCTCCTTCATAGTTTCCCTACAAGTCTTTAGGAATCTGTCTTGAGATTTATTTAATTTTTTACATAATTCTTCGTTCTTTTTTCTCTTTTCTTTTTTCCACTCACAATCTTTACCTCTTATTGGTTTTGGATATTGCGTAGCCAAAAAAATTACTGCAAGTCCATAAGCCTTAAGGATAAATCCGTAGTCTTCCATTGTTAATTTTATCCAATATTCTTTTTTATCCATCATTATTTAACCTCCTTACTATTTGAGTATTGAGAGATTAGAACCTGTAGATCACTTAGCAATTCATCACAGTGACCACGCATAATATCAAGAGATTCTTTACCTTCATCAATCAGTTTGGCAAGTTCTTCCAAACTGTACTCTCTTGTACTGAAGTTCTTACCACATTCCTTACAGGTTCTAGACCTCCAAAGATATGCAGCTTCCCTTTCTCTTGTATGTAAGACAATAGTATTGTCGCTGTTGCAGTTAGGACATTGAATCATTATTGTCCTCCTTTGTTAAACAATCATCATTAAATAAAGTTTTTTTAATACGATACTGGCTGTCCATTTGAAGGTATTTAGATTCAAGCTTTTCAATACAAAGATCCCAGGCATCCTGTTCACTTATGTCTAGTTTTTTAGCAATAGACCTTGCAAGATCCCTTAAATGAGTAGCTATTGCTGTAAGGTTGTATGGATAATCACTCATTACTTTTTCTCCATCCTAAAATTGTCTAAAAGAAATTGATAGTAAGGCTCAGATAAAGTAGGCCATGATAAACCCGCTTGTGCTGATTGTTTAATTAAACCTGGGCCACCATTACAAGATGTAATAGTGCGTACATCAGGAAATTTAAAAGGATTTCTACCACTTGCTGACAAGCATTGAAAAATTTTTGAAGGAAAAGATTCTTCAAAGTCAAAAGCTTCAATGGCATGACAGAACAAAGTAATTGTTTCAGAATCATTTTTATGTGGTTCAAGTTTACTTTTAATAAACTCCCATCTTTCTATTGGTAAATCTAATTTAAGTTGCATCTAGCTATCCCCTCCTTCATGTTTAACAATTTCCTTTTCTAAATTTGCTGCCATAAGTGATGCTTCAAACAACTTTTCAATTTGCTCGGCAGTTCTCCATAATGGTTG